CGAGCGCCGCTCGCATGTCTGCAGGACAAGCTGCGGCAGCTCAGCGGCACCCAGGAGGGTCAGAGCCTAGCTTATCCAATTCCACCCGGCCCGGGAGGGTGCGGGGGCACCACTTCGCGCGGGATTTTTGGCCTGTGTGTGGAATAATTTTCCTTCCCCAGCGCGAGGCTCGCCGCCCGCAACGTCGCTCCAGGTTCCCACCAGTTCCCACCAAAGAGAGACAGTGGTGGGAACCAAGCCGATCGGCGAAATCCCCTCCTGCGCAAGGCCGCTGAGCATGCGGTGCCCACCGTTCCCACCAGTTCCCACCATCTCCCAGGCCCGTCGCATCGCACCGTCAGGCTGAACCGAAAAAATTTCGATCCGCGAGAGCCGTATCACCTAGAAATATCGAGCTATTTCAATCTGATATGCCGTTTTCGCCTGACCCTGGCCACGCCCGAGGCTCGGAATTTCGGCTTTGAGAAAAAAAAGCTGTGGCTGCGGACCAACGCGGTTGACGGCCAGCGGCCGGTCAGAATCGAAACCCCCTAGGGGTATGCAAGCCGGCCGCCATCCGCCAGGGCTGCACCAGGCCGAGCGCCTGGCTGCCGATCGCTAAGGGCAACGCCCTTGGCTCAAACCGCGCCGGACGGCGGGGCTTGGCGCGCACTTTTGTCGGTCGTGAAGGCGCAGCCGAAGCGATGCTTAAGTGCGCCATTCCGCCATTCAGGCGCACGACGTCGATGGGTGCAGCCCAACGACGTGTAAGTGCGCCATTCCGCAATTCGGGTGCACCGGCCGGCGACACGCCCCGCTCGGTGCGCGCGTGGAAGCTCGCCCAGCCTCCCCCGCGGCGCAGAATATGGTTCGAAACCAAGCTGGCGGAATCAGGCCCTTAGCGCGTGGACGTTCGACGCCAGCTTTCGCCGCGAGACGACAGCCTCGACGTGCTTGTCCCAGGCGACGATCGCCGCCTTGCGCTCCGCGCGGTACTCGTGCCGCTGATAGACGCCCACAAGGCCGCTCTGCGTCCCTGAGATGTGGTTCAGCACACGCTCCACGATGTGCGGGGCGATTCCGAGTGCAGCCATGCCGGTTGCGGCCGTGCGGCGGAGATCGTGCAGCCGCCATGGCGGGAGATCATCCGCAATCGACGCGTCGGCTTTACGCCGCGCGCCTTCGATCAAGCTATCGAGCCGGCGCTTGGTCGCCGAGAACCCACGGGCGGCGCCCTCGCCGCGGGCGGGGAAAACGACGGATCCAGCCGCCGTCACCTCCTTCAAGATCGCAACAGCCTGGTCGCTGAGATCAACCTCGTGCGCCTTGCCGTTTTTCGATCGCTCCTTGGGAATGCGCCAGGTGCGGTCCTCGAGATCCAGCTCGGACCACATCATCCCCGCCACTTCGGCGCGGCGCTGACCGGTCAGGATCAGGAGCCGGATGATCGGGCCGAAAGGAAAGCCCAGCTCGCCGCTGGCGTTCCAGACAAGGCGCAGTTCGTCGTCGCTGAGTACGCGGTCGCGAGCCTCGGGCCTGGGCGGGGCGGTGAGCCCATAGATCGGCGAGACCGCGATCAGATCGCGCTCCACACACCATGAGAACAGGCCGCGCAGCGCCGCATAAGTCGAGCGAGCAACGGCCGGCGAGCGCTTCTTGATGCTGTCCAGCAAGTCGGCCAAGTCGGCGCGGCGCACGTCGCCGATGTGCAGATCGCGCCAGACCGGAACCGCGTCATAGCGGAGAAGACGCTCGGTCTCCGCGCCGCTCCGGTTGGTCGTGAGACAGGCGGCCACGTAGCGGTCGACGACGGCGGCGAAGTTGTCCCGCTGGCGAAGCTGCGCAGCTCGTTCAGCCTCGGCGGCGGCTTCGGCCGCCCGTTGTCGGGCCTCGCGCACCTCGATCCGCTCGGCGAAGGGATCGCGGCCGAGGTCCACCGCCGCCAGGAGCACCTTGGCCTCCGCTCTGGCCGTGTCCACCGTCCACGGCTTCCCATGCTGACCGATGACGAGCCGGCGGGTCTTGGCGGGCGCGCCAGGCACACCCTTGGCCCGGTACTGGACCAGGTAAATGCGCGTGCCTGCTGGTGTGACCTTGACGCCAAAGCGCGGGAGCAAGGTGTCCCAGGTGCACGCGTCTTTAGCCGCGACCGGGAGGTCTTCGACGGTCGTTTTCGTGAGTTTCTTCGTTCCCACGGCGCTTACCTGGATCAGGAGTTCAACGGCAACGCCAGTAAGCAGCCGGTAAGCGGCCTGCGTCAATCCCCATCCGAACCAGTGCTAAGCAATGAAAAATAAATCCTGGCATTTCCAGGCATTATGAAACGCAGGGAAACAGCAAGCCACACGGTAATATCTATTTGCGCTTAGAGGAGGTCAGGGGTTCGACTCCCCTCGGCTCCACCATTTCCTGTGCGGGATCAATGCTCTAGGCGGGGCCATCCGGTAAGCCGGGCGGCCCCGCTGGGCTTCCAGTAAGCAATAGGTAAGCGGCTGGAGAACCTAAGCCGGCCAATAGCCAACCTGCTCGGCCGCGACGCGCTCCGCTTCCTCCCGCGTCAAGCCGCCACTGAACTCCAGGATGGCGGCCCGCTCTTCCCAGGCCATGTGCTGATCGGCGAGCTGCTGCGCTCGCCCGTCCTGGTGGATTTCATCAAATTGGGCGGGAACCGCGGGAACCGTGGGAACCGTCTCCATAACCTCTTGATCTGGCGCGCAGTTCTCGGTTCCCACCGTGGGCCCCGGCGGTTCCCACTGCGGCGCTGGTGGGAACCGCTCGGCCGTTTCAGGCGACCACCGCTCATGGGCGGCCTTGATCGCGCGCCACAGATGATCGTCAGTCGCCAAGTGAGGCATCCAGGATGCTGTTCTTAACGCAGTAGAGCCGCTGACGCTCACCCCGGATTTTGACGCTCTTCTTCAACCGCTTTTTGTCGCCATCGGTCTCCAAGTATCCGGCATTGGCAACAATGCGGGCTGCGTCGGACAGGTCGAAACCTCTGAAGACATACTGCCATCCGGCATCGTGGAAGAGATACCTGACCTCCGCTCCCCGAACATGGCGGAAGCCATAGGTCTTCATCTGCCGGGCCTCGCCGTCCCGGCCGCCCTCGGAGGGCGTCGCTTCGTCTCCCATGTCGTCGTCGCCGACGGGGGCGAAGGCTGAGCGCTCGCTTTGGATGACGTCGCGGAGCCGGCGCAGGACCTCACGCTCCTCGCGCGGCGCGTCCCGGCCGAAGGCCTCCGCCCAGCGCCGGTAGAGCTCCATAGCCGACATGGCGGCTGCGCCGGGCGACCAAGGGACAATGCCCCAGGCAATCGCCAGCTCGCCGGCGGCGGCCACTTGCGCGAACCGTCGGCCGACCCGGCGGGCCTGGCCAGAATCGCCCTCGTGAGCGCCCGTCTCGAGGAAGGCGCTGGCGATCTCTCGGGCCTGGACCGTCGCCTCCTCGCGCGCCGCCGTCAGCCGCTCCAGAAAGGCCGGCCCTGCGTGGCCGTAGTGCGAACGAGCGCCCTTCTTCACCGCCTCGGAGAGCTGCGCGGGGCCGGACGCCTCATGCAGCGACTGCCATATCCCCATGCCGGATCCAGCGTCCGCCGGAACGTCCACCAGGCGCAGCTCCTGGCCTGCCGCCGGCCGGCCCCCTTTGGGGCTGGACGCCATGTGATCGGCGAGGGACAGCTCGCCGCTGGACAGGAACAGAAGAAGCCACTCGGCGCGCTTGCGCAGGTTGCCGTCAGCCTTCAGTCGGGCCTTCCCCTGGCCGTTGGCAAGCGCGTAGGCCGCCACGCCCGCCTCGGCCGGATCGATCTGGGCGAACTCGTCCAGACAGAGCAGCGTGTCATTGTGCGCTAGCGCCAGACTCTCCAGCGCGTTCGCCGTCGTGCGCCAGGTGTGCCCGAACCCGTGCTCCCCATGGCTGCCGCCCCAGACGGAGCCGGCCGCGATCAGCAAGGTGGATTTCCCGGACGACGAGTGGCCTCGGAAGTGAAAGCCGCCGCCTTCGCCGCCCAGGACGCGCAGCATGGGAGCGGCCAAGGCCGCCGAGATTGCAAAGCACAGGAGGGCGTTCCCCTCGCCGAAGGACGCCACCTCGCGGCGCCAGGCCTCGAATTCTCCGGCTTGGCCGTAGTTCAGCGACGGGGCCTCGCCGGTATAGAGGACAGGCTCGCCACCGGCCGGGCCGATGGTGCGAGCGGGCAGCACGAAGCGAACGCCACACCACCCCGTCGCCGACACCAGCGTGATCCGGCGCGGGGACTTGACCCGCATCAGAGCCGAGGAAAGCCGGTCCATCTTGCCGCGGGCCGTCTCGAACACCAGACCGGCGTCAGCGAGCGTCGATCGAGCCTCGGCGCCGCCGCTGGCAAGGCTGGCGCGGGCGATCGGGATTGTCCGTTCCCGCTGATCGTGGTCTCGGAACCTGACCACGATCGACCAGCCGGAGCCATCAGGCGCACGGGCTTCCCCCAGGACCTCGAACGGAGCGGACAGCCAGTGTGGCACGGTGCCGCTATCCTTGGGCTCGTCGTAGAAGAGACCCAACTTCGGGTCCATGCGGATGCTCATCGGCCAATCAACGCCCGCCGGCGCGGCGCTCTCGCGGGCCTCAGCGACCAATACGGCGGCGTCGCTGGCGGAGAACGCCGGCGGCCAATCGTCCGCCAGGTCCCATCCCTGAGGCAGGAACGCCGGCAGGCGGACGATCCCCGTGGATATCGCCCCAGCCGCGACGGCGGCGCGTGCGGCCGCCTGGGCGGCCTTCCGGCCCGGCTCGTCGGCATCCGGCCACACGACCACGTGGCGGCCCGCGAGGGCCGAGAAATCGGCCTTGCCCGCAGCGTTCGAGCCGCCGGGCCAGGTCACCGCCACGAAGTCAGGGAAGCGCTTGCCGGCGGCATCCGCTGTCTTCTCGCCCTCCACCAGAAGCACGGGCGCGGCGGGCCTCGCCGCCAGCCGATCAAGGCCATAGAGCGGTCGCACGCCCGGTTCGCCGGCAATGCGCCAACAAGGCGGCTTGCCCGGCTTGTTCCGCCACAGTGTGACCGGCCGGATGTCCTTTTCTCCGTCCGCCTTCCTGAAGCGCAGCGTCCACCGCAACGTGCGGCCGGACGCGTCCAGGTATTCCCACGCCGCCTCAGGCGCCCCCAGGCCTCTCCACTCGTTCGGAAGCGCAGGCGCATCAGAGGGCGCAGGCGAAATGTGGTCGCCCGGGATTGGGCCAGCAGCCTTGCTGGCGGCCGGCCGCGAGGGCGCCGCTTCCGCCGCGGCCTCGGCGACGCGCGCGAACGGATCGTCTTTCGGTTCAGTCATCAAGCCCCTCGGACGTCAGGCGGCGTCGTCCGGGTCCACTGCGCGAGCGGCGCTCGCACGATCGAGCCGCTCGGCCGGTTGAAGCGGACACCTTCGCCCGCGCAGTTCTCGGCGACGGCGATAACCCCGGCGCTGTTGAAGGCCGCTCCCAGGACGGTCAGTTCAGCGGTGGAGAGTTGCCCCTCGCCGCGCTCGTAGAGTTCCACCGCCTCAGGTTCGAGCCGCGCGGACGCCGCTAACCGGTCCTGAGACCAACCGAGCAGGCCGCGCCCGGCGCGGCACTGTCCGGGGGAGAACATTGCCCGCGTTCTCATCGCTGCACCGCCGTAAAGGGATCAACGCTGAGGCTTTCCGCGAGACGGATCGCGGCCTCCCGTTGGCCCAAGCCGGTGACGTAGGCGGCCAGGCTCACCAGGTCGCCGCCCTTGTCCCCAGTCGCGAAGTCGCCCCACTTCCCGGTGTTCAAGTTGATCTTGAAGCTTCCCGCTTTTCGATCCGGGCGAAGCGGATTGCGCGCGACCCACTCCGCCCCCTCCCGGCGGCCGTCTGGCAAGAGGCCCCGAACCACCGCGTCCGCATTGCGCAGGGCTGCGGCGTTCACCAGATCGAAGTCGATCCGACCGGTGCGTTCGCAGCTCACGGCTGCACGCCATATTCGGACGTGGAGCCGGACGTCGAGCCGTTGGCCCACGCCTGGAGATCCTCAGGCCGGTATCGAATAGCCCGGCCGAGCCGCACGAAGCGCGGGCCGCCTCCCGTGATCCTGGCCTTGTTCAGAAAGCTCTCCGAGACCTTCGCCCAGCGGGCGGCCTCGGCCACGGTCAGAAGTTCCGAAGACATTTGCTGTCCCTGCGTGTGATCGAGTCCCAACCGGACCCACGCAGGGAAACTGAGCCGTACCAGCGGCGGCGTAATCTCTAGCTGTTACCGCCGAAGACGCCCGGCGTCTTCAATCGTTACGACTGAAGAAGACCTGCAGCGACCGCTTCTTCTTTGATCATGGTTCCGACCCGGTTGAAGTCGGACGCGAGGCCCAGGTCGGCGAGCCGCTTCCCACGCTCGGTCAGCCCGCGCTCGGCGATCAGTGCCTGCGCGAGCACATAAGGTCTGAGCGGACCTCTTGCCGCCTCCTCAGCAGCGATCGCCCTCAGGGCAGCGCGCAGGTCCTTCTTGCCAGGGTTGCGGCTCATCTCACCTTGCGCCACGCTGCGGAGCACCTCGAGTGCGCCGAAGGCGTGGCCGAGTTGATAGCCTTCGATGAATGCTGGCCCGACCGCTTCGCGACCGCCGGAGGCGGCGACCTCATCGATGAAGTGAAATAGATTACCCGGGGCCAAGCCTGCCACGCCGGTCCCGGAGACCGCGCGTCGGAGCGAGCCCCACTCCGGCAGCTCAGTCAGCCGCCGCAGCCAACGGGCAATGGCGCGACTCTTGTGGTTGAGCTTGACTAACTGCACGACAAGCGATCGGACCCGCCAGGCCCACTCAAAGGCGCCGCCATGGCCGCCGTAGTCTTCGAGGAACTGTGGCGGTAGGTCTCTAAGGATATCGACCGGCCCGTCGCGGTAGTAGAGGGCGAAGAGATCGGCTCCCGCGGCGCCGGGCGATTCTGGCTCGGCGTCCGGCGCCAGCGCATCAAGAGAGCCGTCGCGATCTATCAGGACCCACCACTGGCCCTTTTCGCGGTAGCACCAGACAGCATTGGCATCTCTCGGAAGTCCGATTTCGCGCAAAATTCGACGCGCCTGGCCGAAGGCTACGACAACGTCTGACGGCCCCCAGCCCTGCGGCGAACTGCTCCAATACGTAAAACTCTCACCGAGGCCCGAGAGCTTGCCCCATTTGGGGCCCAATGGGATTTCGCGTTTCTCTAAAACGCGTTGGGCGCGTCCTGGGCCTTTATCACCGTAGTCAACCCGCTGAGGCGAATACTGTTGCATCGGGTCGCGAGCCGGCGCTTCCGGCGCGAGGCGAGCCCGCTCCTTTAGCTTCGGCGCGAGCTTTCTCCATTCCGATGCCGGCACCTCGACCCAGACCTCGTCGCGCCAGCGGCGAAACGCAGGCGGGTTCACCGGGGTCTCCGGAGGCTTATCGCTGGCGGCGCGCATAGACGAGCAGGGCTCCGGTTCGGTCCTCGGCCGCGACCAGCTCGACGCCATGAGCTTCGAAGGCGGCGATTATCTTCCCCGCCGTGGACCCATATGACGGTCGGCCGCGCTCGAACTGCGAAATCGTGGTGAACGCCACGCCGGACTTCTCCGCGAGATCCTTGAGGCTCCAGTTAAGCAGCGCGCGGCCCGCGCGCGACGCTTCCGGCGTTAGCATGCCATCTCCCCTGATAGGACAGAGAAGCATAATCTTTCACTGTCTCGATTGACAAGCGCTCTTGCGGACGGTTAAATTTTCACCGTCTAGGGGAGGTTCCCATGTTCACCGACGAGACGATGCCCAATGCGGCGCCCGGTTTGCGTGACCGACGTTCGCCTTCACCAGAAATCCCGGAAGCGAACAAAATCATGCCTGCAGCCACTGCCCGCCGTATCGATTTCGAGCTTGAAACCCAGGCCTCTGAACGTCCTGCAATCCGGCCGAAGCTTCAGGCTGTCGGCGATCAGAGCGCCGCACCGCCCGCGAGCGCCGGGCGCAATATCAGGCGCGACAGCCCCGGCATTACTGACGTGGTCGACGACTGGCTGGAGGCCGTGGCCAACGAGACCGAGGCTTTCAACAAACTGAGCGCGGCCGAGCGCTCCGCCTTCGCCCATTATCCGGCCGCTCCCGAACTGATTGAGGACCCTGCGCGCCCGGGCCGTCCCAGGAGCTACTTCGATTTGGAGGAGATGGACGCCGCCACCCGCCGGCAGCTCCGATCCGAGGGATCACCGCGCTTGGAGACCTTGGAAGTCTGGGAAACGCAATGCGCCGCGATCAGGTACGAGTGCGGGGTCCAGGATGCGGAGCATGCTGCCCGCCAGGCGAGCCAGCGCGCGGATGACCTCGCCGAGCGAATTGCGACAATGCGGGCCACCACCGCCAAGGAGGCGGCGCTGAAATTCAATGTGCTGCTGAGCCTATATGTCGTTGGCCAGGTCGGAATCGACCAGCAAACGAAGCTGTTCTCTTTTCTAGCCGACCTTGAGGCGCTCGCCGCCGTCGATCGCTCGGCCTGAGGCGCGAACACCCGACCGAAATCCATAGCAGAAGCGCGAACGGTGAACATTCAAGAGACATTCGACACGGTCGCGGCTCAACTTGAGAGCCTTTCGGACCGAGAGAACGAAACCCGGGCGGAAGCGCGCGCCACGTCAATGGCGCTCGCTTACCTCGTCCTTCAACTCCACCTTTCCGGGCAGATTGACGGCTCTGCGTATGTAGCCGTTTTGCGAGGGCGCTGCTCGCTCGAGCCGCCAACTCCCGAACTCAGTGTGCTCGGAAAGCTGGCGGATAGCATCGAGGCGCTTTTGCGAGAGGGAGGCTCTTAGCCGAACCCGAACCGGCCGTTCCGGATCATCGTCCGCATCATCGCTTCCAGATCGGACGCATGGTCCTGGAGCTGCTGGCGGAAGTTCTTTGTCGGCCCGGCAATCTGGGGCGCATACGTCGTGTGGAAGTTGATGTTACCTCCCCGGCCGCCTCCAGGCCCAGCGCCCACAGCCGCCATCAGCGCCCGGTTATCGGCCGCCGGGATGATGCGCTCGCCGGCGTGGATCTGGGCGATCATGTCGTTGGGCACCACGTTCGTACCCTGCGCGAAGCTTCCCAGGGCCAGGGCTGCTCCCTTCATCGCGGCACCGAAAGCGGGCGCGCCGAGGTCCATCGGGAAGGGCGCCGCGGCCATGGAGGCGACGCCCGCGGCCCCCGCGATGTTCGCATAGGATTCGACTTGGCCGCCCGCCATCGAGTGCTGCACCGCCGCACCTGTGATCTGGGCAACGATCCACGCCTCGACCATGCGCTCGACGGCGCTGATCACCACGCCGAGCGCGTCTTCCCCGATGCGCATGATCGCCTGCTGCCAGCTCTCGGTCCCTTCGATCAGGCCTTTGAACTGGCTTCCGACCGATGAGACCATAGGATCGATGACCGAGTGCCACGCCTGCGCAATCCGCTGCTGATCGGCGATCTGCTCGTTCGCAGACTTGTTGGTGAGAGCCCTCAGCTTCTCCGCCCATTGCTGATCGGCCGCCTCCTTCGCCTGGACAGCCTTCAGGTATTCCGCGGACCCTTGCTGGTACAAGGCGATGATCTGGTCCTGGCGCTGCATGTCGGCAGCGCGGAGCTTCTCCTCGTCGGCGATCTCCTGGGCGATCATCTGCTGGCGAACGGCCGCGATCTGCTGTGCCGCCCGCACCTCCCCGGCGACGGGATTGTACTTCGCGTTCGACTGAATGCCGGAGATGGCTGTGTTCGCGTCCGCCTCACGGACAGACTTGTTCGCATCGAGCTTGGCCTTCATGGCGCTGAACTGCTCGTCCGCGCCCTCGCGGGCGATCTGGGCCATCTGGCGCTGATGCTCGCGCTCGGCCGCCTCCCATTCTCGGTAGGCGTTTTTGTACTCGCTCGACTGCTCGCCGTTCTTGGACTTGATGTAGGCGAGCTTTTCCTGCCAGTCCGCCTGCTCCTTGGCCCAGCTATCCTTGTCGGCCTGGATACGGTCATTCAGGTCGGCCAGGTGCTGCTGATAGTCCTGACGTGCCAGCGCCCTGGATGCCTCGTATATATGGCCCTGAACTTCGAGCCACTCCTTGGACCCTTGCGCCGTCAGCCCGGCCTTCTTGTTCCAGAAATCCAGCTCGGCCTTCGCTTCGTCGCCATAAAAATCGTTTGCCGCGACCTGAGCCCGGCGGAACTCCTCCTGCCATTGCTCGACGACGCCCGGCCCCTTCCCCATCTTCGGCGCGTCAGACTTTTGCGCCTGAGCACGCGCCGCGTCCGCTTGCTGCTCATATAGCGCCTTATTCGCCGGGTCGGCGGCGACCGCCTTTTTCAGCTCGTCATTGATCTGCGCGATCGTGAACTTCAGCTTCTCGCCACTGGTGCGGGACTCGTCGAACCGCTCCTGCAGCTTCGCAATTGCCGCGGCGCCTTCCTTCTGCCGGGCCGTACCCTCGGCCGTCGCCCGAGCGGCCTGCTGTTCGGCGGCCTCCTTCGCCTTCAGCCCCGCGATCTGGGCGTCGATGCGGGCGAGGTCCTCGCGCCCGGCCTGCGTCGTCGGGTCGTAGCTTTTGCGTTGCGCCTGGAGCTGCGCAATCTGGTCGGCGTTGCTGTTGCGCCCCCAGGCCATGAGCGAGTCCCACGCGCCCGAGATCGAATTCCCGACGTCGCGCCAGGCCTTCTGCAGGTTGCCGAGGTTCTCCGGAGCCTTCGTCCCCAGGTACTCGTAGATGTCCTTCGCCAGCTCGTGCTCGGCCTCCTCCTTGCGCCCCTGCTGTTCGAGCTGCTGGATGTATTCGAGCTGGTGGGCGGTCAGCTGGCCGTAGTGCTGGATGTACTCCTGCGCGAACTTGGCGACGCCCTCGTCCATTTTCTCGAACTCGGCGTTCCACTTGTCGGCGCTCTCGCCGGTCAGCTCGGCCATCCGGAGCGCGTCGGAGCCGACCAGCTGCAGCGTACCGCCGGTCAAGCGCCCGGACGCCGCGAGCTCGGCCAGCTCTTTTGACGCTTTGCCGATGCCGACATTAGCGAAATCGGCTGCCGCCCGGGCCATGCCCTGTAGCTCAGAGATGGTGACGCCGGCGTAACCGTTGGTCGCCTCCATCGCGTTCTGGAACCTGGCGACCTGCTGGGCGCCCTGTTCCATCGCGACTGCGACCCCGACGAGCGGCGCGATCAGCGCCGCGAGCGCCGCCCCGCCGATGAGGACCTCAGGCGTCAGCAGCCCCAGACGCTGGGCCAGGATCGTCGCGCTCCCCGCCATTCGGCTGAAGTTGCCGCGGCCGGCCTCGCGGGCGAGGACGATCAGTTCGCGGGTGACGCCGGCGGTCCCCACGTGAAGATCGCCCATCGCCTTCGCGGCCCCGCCAGCGCCCGCGGCCAAGGCCCCGGCTCCGGCGGCGCCCGCGCCCAGGCTCCGCACCTCGCGGTCGATCAGCCCGATCTGGTTGCGAGTCCTCGCGACCGCATCCCCGGCCGCCAGCATGCTGGCGCGCAGCTCGTCGGTCGCCCCGGCCGTCTTCGCCGTCCTGGCGAAGTCGTTGAGATCCTTCTGCGCCGTCTTCAGCTCGGCCGACAGGATGGCGCGCTTGACCTGCAGGTCGGCGACGTCGGCGGTGATGGAAACGGCGATGTTGTTCGGCATGCTTCAGGATCCCAGCTGCAAATGGTTCGGCGCGGCCGCGGGAGGAGACAAACCGCGGGCCGCGCCATTTTCCCGGCCGCCCTGGCCGGCCGGAAACCGTCATCAACGTTTGGCTAAGGCGACGAAGGGACTCCGCGTCAGGCCGCTGCCGTTGAAGGGGGTAATCGCCGTGGTCCAGGATGGCTTGCCATCCACGCGCAGGGTGAAGCGGAACGCCTGTTCGTCGGTGAGGAAGGCCACATCGGCGCTGATCGCGAACCGCGGCGCACTATGGACCAGGCGATAAGAGGCCAGGTCCGCGAGCACGATATCGCCGGGAGTGCCCAGGACCGAAGCCTGTTCGATGGTCAGGACGGGTCGCCCCTTCAGCAGGGGCCAAGGGTTCCCGCCGACGGCGCCCATCGGGAAGTAGACGGGCGAGGAGGCGGCCGTTCCTTGGGCGCTGAAGCCGGCGAGCTGCTCCTCCACGTCCTCGTTGACTATCCAAACCGCGCGCCGACGGCACGGTGCGGGGAGCCTTTTCCACATCGCCTCGACATTCTCGGGCAGGATCGTGCCGGGCACCTGCCCGGCCCGAGCCGGGGCGGTGATCAGGCATGAAGAATTCAGAATTCCGAGGGGAAGGCCCGCGCCCGTTCCGGAGAGGATCGCGGCGTCAAGTTTGAAGGACCCTTCGGCGGACATCGCCCGCTCGAAGTGGGCTTCAAGCATAGCCGCGTCGCTGAATAGCTCGGAGGTCACGTAGGCGAGCAGCGCCATTTTGTGCCCCGAGAATTCATTCTTCCGGAACCGCGGCCGTGTCGTCGGAACGGTCGCCGAATCCGCAACCCAATAGCCCAAGGTGCCGCCCCAGCGGCTGCCGTCCTGGCGGGAGGTCTCGTCGAAGGCAGGTTCGGAAAGCGAGCCGATCTGGATCTGGTCGGCCACCTCGGTCACATCGGTGAGCGGGGCGAGCACCGCAGCCTCGTAAATCGAGGCGATGATCCCGGCCGAAAACAGCTCCGGCAGCAGGAAACCTCCGGCCGTCGGATCGACATCGTAAGCTCCACGCGTGACGGGACTTGCCTTGAGCCGCGCGTCGAAGCCGCCAGCGGTCTCCGCCTGGCGAACGGCGAGCAGGAACTCGCCAAGGCTGCCGAAGCCGCCGTCGGAGAGGCCAGCCTGGTCGAAACGGTGCTTGTGCAGGGTCATGCGAAGTCCCGGATTTTGGTGAGAGGGGGGCAGATCAGGGCGCGCCGCGAGGCGCAGAGATCGGCGAGCGCCGCTCGCGGGCGCCCCAGCGCCAACTGCGCATCGAGGGCCAGGGCGCGGCGGGTGAGGCCGCGGGCCGTCACGGTGGAATTCACGTCGCAAGGGATGGAGACGAAACTGAACTCGAGCAGCGTCGACTTCGTGATGCGCTGGCCGCCGCGTGGGTTGCGCGGATCGAGGGGCTGGCTTTCGAGCGGGATGATGCCGGCGCTGACGCCGGTCAGCGTGCCGGCCTTGACCAGCCCCCGCACCTGGTCGGCGATCTGCGACACGCCAGCCGGCGGGAACGTCACCCGAGCCGTGGCAGCCGAGGCGGTGACGCTGATCTGGGACGCGCGGCCGACGATCAGCGCGTGGTCGTGGTTGTACAAGACGCTCGGGTGGGCGCGAAAGTGACCGAGGTCCATGCCGGTCAGGACCCAGACGTCGTCATCTAGGGCCAGCGAGTTCGTGGCGAAGGTGACCTCGCATTCGAGGTCGCCCAGGACCGACACCGCAGTGTCGAGCAGCCGGGTGGTGACGCCGGCGCGGTGACGCCGATCTTGGGGCGCGCCGAGGGGCGGCCGGCCGATCATGCCGCGCCGCCTTTGGCGAGGGCGCCGATCTGCGGCAGGGCGGCGCGGAGTGTGGCGAGCCTCTCGCCGACGCCGTCCTGCTTCGGCTCCAACTTCAGACCTTCCGCCGCCGCGATCGCCTCGCGGATGGCTTGCGCCCGATCGCCGGGACGCACCCGGCGCGGGCCGGGCGTATACGTGAACTTGCCGGTGTTGGCGTTGCGCTCATAGCGCCCTTCGGTCTCGGGTTGCGCGCGCAACGCGGCTTCGAGCTCGTCCCGCATCTCGCCGATGAAGGCGTCGATTGCGGGATCAGCCGTAGCGCGGAGCTCGCCCTCGAGCTCCGCCATCCGGAAGTTGAAGGCCTGACACTCGACGCCGCGCGCGGCGAGCAGACCCGCCAGCTTGGTTTTCGCCGCCTTGAGCGCTTCTGCCGCGGCCTCGCACTCGGCGTAGGCCTTCGCCGCGGCGTCCTGGTGCTTGTGGAAGGCGTCGCCTTCGCGAGTTTCGAGCGTGGATCGCTCCTTCGCCAACACCACGCGTCTATCGGCGACGGCCTTCTTGTGTCGCTCGCTGGCCTCCTTCGCCACCGGCGAGTTCAGCAGCGCGTCGACAACGTGTTGGTCCGTCGATTTCAGGGACAGCATGTGCGGCTCCGGTTCAACTTCGCCGACGATGTCGGGCGGTCGTGGAAATCCAAACCGCCCGACTGAATTTCCTGGGCCAGGACGCCCAACATCTGGCGCAGCCCCGGAAGGCGGCCGATTTTAAGGAGCTGGAAGAGCAGTTCCTGCCGTGTCCCGACCAGATGGTGCGGACACTCTTCGCGAGCTGCCAGGCGAGACCACTCGCCTCGCGTCTTGAACCGATCGAGTTCGGCCAGCAGGGCACGCGCCTGGTCGCGCGGCGTCATATCGCCCAAGAAACGCGCCGCGAACTCGCGCAGGATCGCATTCCGGCGGGCGTTTCGAGCCTGCACGTCAGGCGACGCGCCGCCGCGACGCGAGAAGCCGAGCGCGGCGTCGAGCGTCCGCGCTTCGCCCGCAAGCCGCGCGCGGATCGCTTCGGCTAGCCACGCGCCGTCCTCGCCCAACGAGGCCGCCGCCAGCGCCGCGATGCGGCGAAGGCGCTGTGCCGGGCCGCCAGAATCGTTGGCCTCCAGCGTCGCCGCGTCGCGCGCTGATCTACCGGGCGAAGACTTCGAAAGCGGGCTCATGCCGGTAGACTGAGCTGCGCCGAGGGGGCACCGCATCTTCGAAGGTTACCGCCGAAGACAGCGACACCTTTTCAAATGGACCGACCAGACCAATCGCGCGAGCGCCGCTCGCATGTCTGCAGGACAAGCTGCGGCAGCTCAGCGGCACCCAGGAGGGTCAGAGCCTAGCTTATCCAATTCCACCCGGCCCGGGAGGGTGCGGGGGCACCA